TGGACTTGGTGGATTAATTGGTGCTGCTGGTGTCATGGCACACTCATTTAAACCAGATAGTTTACGTAAATCTTTGATTTCCATTTTTTATTTCCTCGGATCGGGGGATACAGTGTTAAACACACTTTTTAGACCAGCTTTATCTTCAGTGCTGAATTTTGCTGCTCCTTCTGTGGGAATTTGCTCCCCTCTAGCCTTGCGTTCTAGTTTTAGGAGATCATTCAGTTCTTTTACAAAGCCTGTATTATATTTGTCTCCGTAATAATCTTCAAAGTTAGCGTTTGGTGCTTCTTTGTATTCAGAGTCATTAAGTAATGCGCCTTCTCTCTTTTCAACTGGTGTTTGATAATCTTCAGTTGGTTCGCCTGGTTTTCTAACCACTAAATTTTGTTTGTTGACTTTTAAAGTAGTGCTGAGATATTCTGTTAATTCAAAAGTTGTCACAGGATAATCTAGTACAACTTCAAAAATATTTACTTCACAGTTTTTTAGTGCTGGAAAATCCAACGGAAATTCGCAAACTGGAGTAGTTTTTAATTTTTTAAATTTGGAAACAGTGTATTTCTCTAACATGGTTTTTAGAGACTCTTCCTGATCCTTGCTGAAATCGCCTGCAACTTTAATTCTAAAATCACGCTTCTTTTCAGCAGCTGATTCTGCTAAATGTTCTTTGAATGATTTGTTCATAGTGTTATTTATTCAAATTTTTAAGTTTTTCCAAGATGCTGTTTCTATCGGTTAGAATAAACCCTTCACCCTCTACAGTATTTGCAGTTTCACCGTTTTTCTTATCAAGGGCTAGTTTTTTCAACTGTAGTTCTACCATCTTTAGCTTTTTGTCAATTTTTGCAGACTTAGCTGTAATTGCTGCATTCATCATATTTGCTGCAACTTCGAACATACGAGCTCCGTAACGAGCTTCTACATTCATACCCAAATCCATCAAATCCTCATAAGCCTTTTCTGCCTTTACTGCTAAGGCATCTAACTCGGCATCACTAATATCTCCTAAGCCTTTTACTCTAGGTAAAGCTGCAGATATCTTATCAAATTCTTCAAGCTTTTCTTGAAGATCAATAGGAGTCGCCTGTTCAACTGGAACATTAGCCGGAGAAATAAGCTCGGTTGTAGTTTCTATATTCAATAATTCTTCTAACTTTTTAGTCATAAACTTACTTATTTCCTTTTACCGTTATGGAAAATATCTGATTCATTAATAACTCTAAAACGTATTCCTTTGTTTCGGCACCAGGCGCCGGCCGCAGCCCATTTTGCAATATTCTTTACATATTGTGCTTGATTGTAGGGATTTTTACCAACTTTTTCTCTTAGCATTTGATTGGCTGGTTTAATTTCAATTAACTCGACATGTTTTTTTTGATTTTTGTCCACATAGCTTATTAGAAAGTCTGGCACATAAACTGTGCTCTTGCCTGTTAAAGGATCTCTATAGGGAATTTTTACACTCTCATTTGCCCATTCTTGAATAGCAGGATTATTATCACAAAAACTCATAAAAGTAAATTCCCAGCTACTACGATATACTGGGGCTCTATTCCCAAGATATTTGTCTGGGTTTTTGAGTTTGAAAATACCTCTACTAAAACTAAGACTCATGGTAGGATATTTCTAGATACGTTGTTGTTTTCAACAAAGATAGGACCAAACCCTAAATAGCTAGTTTTATATCGATTAAAGTTGATAATTTCTGCCATTAAAGAATTAAGTTGTATGTCTGTATAACCTTTTAGTAAATCTAAAAATGTAAGTGGATTTACGTTGTCTTTGTTGGCTTGATATAATAACACTGCAACAATAGATTCTGCTGATTGTGTTTCAAATCCTCTTGAGGTAAAAAACCCCACCATAGCATCTAAGGTGCTTACATTAACTTCAATTTGCGTTGCAAAAAAATTTACAAAGGTAGTTTGACCAAAACTATTATTTTTTACAACTGGAAGATTACTGTAACTAGCTGGCATTTTATTTTCCTGTTACGCTTCTATTTCTAGCTACCGTGTCGCCGCTTACAGAAGTATTAGTTACCGGAGCAATTCCTGTTCTGCCTTGCGGAATATTAGCTTCCTCGTTAGGATTGTTTAATGCTCCTGCAACTACACTTGCTCCTATTTTATACCCCTCGTTCGCCACATTAGATGATTTTAACTGCCTTGCATTTTTTGATAGACTTTTAATTTGTGATGCAGCAACTAGAAGATCTAAAGGACTACGTGCATTTGTTAAACTACCACTGCTGCCAAATACATCTGCAAAGCCTGAAATTAAACCACCATTACCAAATATCTGTCCACTGCCACCAACACCTAAAGGACTTGGTGTTCTATCATAATGCACACTGGCAAAACCTCTGGGTTGAATATTGTTGACTATATTTCCAGTTCGGTAGTAGACAAATTCATAAGATAAATTCATTTTATTAGTTAGAATTTTTGCATTATCATCTTGAGATAATGAGTCGTGCGACCAATCTGTTATTAAAGGATTAACTAAAGTATACTGTGTGAAATCTGATTTGCCTCTACCTCGATGCAATACATATATCTCAATACTTTTTAAAAACGGTTTAGTTTGATTGTTGTTTAAACCATATGCATACATTTTGTCTGCATATTTCGTATCTCCGTATTCCACAATGTTATTTTTTAATGCATTTAGTATGCCGGCTCTATCCTGCAAATCTATACCTTCGTTACCGTATTTTCCGTCGGCAAAGTAATGCGTGTAGTATGAACGCCAGAGATCAGTTGTAATGTCTGAAGAGTCGTCGTGAAATGTTATTGAAATAGGATTGTAATTTATTTTTGTTTGTACCACAGTCTTTCTATTATATTGATTTACAGTTTCAGTAGTAATTTTAAATTTAGGTAAATCAATGCTTCTAACCAAAAGACCAATATCATTTTTATTTCTTTTTCCTAAAACTCTTTTCAATAGTGAATTTTCGCTTGGATTGAAAACTACATAATACAGAAAGCCAACTTTGGGCATTCTTGCATAGTTATTGTTTACATATAGTTTACTGGCGTGTGCGTAGTCTCGCATATTCGCACCGTCGCCTTCAAATATACCCTTGCCTACATCTTTTAGGAAATTGGTAAATGCATTGGACATATTGATATTTATGTGATAAAAAAGCCCGGTATTACCCGGGCTAATTTATTTTATGAAACGGTTATTAACCGCCTATTGCCATTGAACCTGCGCTTCTTCCTACGTTCTGACCTAAGCCAGCTAGGTTACCGCCGTCATTCAATTGTAGAGCATTGTCGTAAGCAATCGTTAATACAATGTCTAGAGGATCATTGTTTGTATAATCGCCGCCGTTGTAAACAGCTTTCTTGATAAAACAACCTCTAAACTCAAATGCTTCTAGTACAACTGGTTCAAACGCACCATTGCCACCGTCTAGCATTTCTACTCTCATAATAAATTTATAATCAATACCGGATGCAGCAGAAGCTTGTTCAAAGAAGTCAAACTGTTTCTGCATCTGCTCGCCAACCTTGCCAGCAACTGCGCCAGTAACATCATCGCGTAGTGTTAGAGTAGCATCTGCCCATGTGTGGCGTCCTGCTAACTTCACGGTGCTGTTGTATACCTTAAGTGCGATTTCTTCAAAACTGATATCTGGACGTGTTACGTTCATTACCTGTTTTGTTAGTTCGGTTGAAGGAGTTCCCGCAACACCAAATCCGTCCAGTGTTACACGGAATCTGTATCTTAGTTTTGGCATCAACAAACCCTGAGTATTGGCACTTTGGTTTGTTGCTAGCGGTACTGTAAATCTATTTAAATTTGAAATCGCCATTTAAGTTTCCTCATTCTGTATTATGATCAACTTGAAGTTCCTGGGAAGCTTGCTCCAAGATCACCTGAAGCAATTGCGCCAGTATTCAATAGGCGCAGTGGAATATAAATGAATTCCACAGCCTTGACTGGTTCGATAGCAATGTCAACCCATAACTCGCTGCGATCAATTCTGGCAGGAGTATTATTTGTTGTATCGCAAACTACGATGTAGTCATTTAGAGCTCGTTGTCCAACCAGTTCAGTTAGAATACTTTCTACTGCATTCTTAACTTCGTTGCGTGTTTGAGCATCGTTTGGTTCAAACAAGTATGGTTTTACTGCTAGTTCTAACTGTCTGCGTAGATAAGCTACAAGACGTGCAACATTGATTCTATCTAACGAACTTGCTGCTGCTGCTCTTGTGTACTGTCCAAAACAAACTAGACCTGAACCAGGTAAAGTTGCTAGAGGATTTAGTTTGGCTGCAGCCATTACATCGCGTAGTCCTTGATATAATGAAACAGTTGTAAATTCACCTTCGCTGTTAATATAACCAACACTGGTTGAATTAT